GCATGCAAAAATTGTGCGTCTGCCATAGCCATCTTGGACTCTTGGCGTTTTTTGTAAATGTGACTGCCAGCATTTAATGCTAATTTAATTGCACTGAACCACATATTAATACCAGGTTACAGGTTTTTGTGGTCTAGCTGCTCTTGTTCCGGCCACAGATTGTTTATCTTTAGGTTTTTTATTATCAACTCTTGGTGTCTTGATAACTTTTGCCTTATTTGTAGGTGCGTATCCTTTCCAAGCCATTATGTCCTCCCATTTGGTTTTGGTTTCATTCTAGCGAGCGTCAATCTATTTTGATTCGCTAATTCTTGTTTTTCTAATGAAGTATCCGCTCTTAATTCAGCTAATTCTTCATTTTGCTCAAGTTTTTCTTCTTGAATATTTTGTGACATCATAGCCTTCATTTTATCAATATTCAACCTATCTTGTGCCTCTTTTCTCTTCTTCTCATTGTCAATTGCTCTAATATCAAGCTCTCTATCTCTTAATTTAGCAATCGGGTCATGATCAAACTGAGAAGTGATCTTTTTCTCTTCATTTTTGAAGTCTTCCATCATACCAGCAATCAAAATAGCCTTTCTAGACTCAATTTTTTGCTGTAAAGGCGCCATTTGTTGTTGAATTTGAGGGTTTTGTTGCGCCATTTGCTGCATTTGCGCTAATTGTTGTAATTCTTCCTTAAACTCTAGCTCAATTTGCTCCTGTGCCATCAAACTTATGTGTTCTAGACAATTTTTCTCGACTGCAGCAGTTACCACAGGTGCGGTTCTAACCATATTAGTCGCTAAAAAGTTTAAGTGAGCTGTAATATGCGCTCTATGGTCTTGTCCGGGAAAAGCTTGAAAAGGTTGTCCTGCTAAAGCGTCAATATGCTCTAATGCAGGGTCTTTTGGCATGGGTTGAGGTGGTTTTTTTAATATTAAATCAATATCTTTAACCCCTAAAGCTTCATACATGTTCCGATAAATCTCATATTGATTATGGAGTTCCGGATTTGAGGTTGCCAATTGCAACTCCGTTTGTGCAAGGGAAATCCTTTGAGTTTGAGAGAAAATATTTGGATCTGCAACTGGCAATATATCTACTCTGTCATCGAAGTCTAATTGTTTAATTTGTCTTTGACCTCCAACGACATCGTATGGATAAATCGGAGGTAGATATAATTTGAAAACTCTTCCTAATAAACTAAATTCTTTTTTCATCGCAGCATACAATCTTTTATGAATCGCAGACATAACTCTCGATCCTCTTTCTAGCATAGCTACGGTCGTGCCCACAGCTGCTTGTTGATTCCCATCACCCACTTGCAGGTCCGCAATAGATGCGAATCTTTGTCCTGCTTGTACCACGACACCCATAAGTGCTAATAAGGTTTGCGATGGTTCCTTGAAAGGAAGCATCATAAATGCATCTTTTAAGTTTCCACCCGGTGCATCAACATCTCTGAATTCTCCAGGTTGGATTGATTGCGCTTCATCTCTCATTTTAATTCCACGCATCTTAAATCCGGCAGGTAAATTTGATAAAGTTCCAGCGTCTAATAATTGTCTTAGTGCTGAAGTTGCTGTTCTTGAAAGTCCACCAATCATATGAATTAAACCAAAACCATAAAAACCAAGTCCCGGTAAAAATTTAAAGTGAACAAAATAATTAATTTTTTTCTTTAATGGATCTCCAACTTCATAATTTCTTCTAATTGATAAAATTTTTCTTGTGCCTTCTTCTAAAGTTACAATATAAGGAAGTTTTATTCCTGTAGGTTCTCCATTCTGACCCACATCTTCAAAGCCTTCTAAGTCTATATCTACATGACATTCTAAAACAGAAAACATTCTGTCGTCTCTTCCTTTAGTAACTCCTTCTAAAGATCTTTGTTTTTTCTCAACTTCTGTTTCATCAAGATAAGATGGATTAACTTCTATGTCTCTATAAAATCCTCCCACCTGTTGTTTTCTTAATTCATTTTCAGTCATTCTAACTACATGAATGATAGATTCCGTATCGTCTAATGAGGTAGCCGTATACGGAACAATCAAATCATCTGCAGGAACAAATTTAGAAACTGCTCGCTGCATAAGTTCGTCATAATAAACTTTCTTAAATGTTGATCCTGCTAAGGGCAGGTTAAACAACATTTGATCAAATTCTGGCTCATATTCTTTCATCTGATCCATCAATTGATAGTTCATGTAATCTTTTACTCTTTGAGACTGTTGCTCTTTGTCAGGTGTAGGTAACCCAATAATCTGAGTTCTAACCGGACCATCTGCTGGTAATAATTCTTTATAAGCTAATGCTTGAAACTGAGTTACCGCTTCAGCAAGTACTGGGTGAGTTGCACCGGAAGCACCTTTAAAAGGTTCAGTTCTATTATCATAGTTAAATCCTAATAGGTCTAAACCTTGTGTATATGATCTTTCCCAATCTTTTCTTGAAGATTTATAATCTGTATAGTCTTGATGAAGTTTACTTCCTAATCTATCTAAAACATCATCGGGTAATAATTCTGCTAAATTGGCATAGTGACCTTGATCCTGCCCTGGATTCATTGCTCCAGGTTGAAAATTTATATCAACACTTCCATCCTCATTCTGCTGTACATCAACAGGATTTTCTACATCTTGTTGAGCTTGTTGCTCTTCTATAGCTACTTCTTCAGGGTTAGGAATATTTAGTGTTTGTCTTACGTTTGGTAAAGACTTGTCTATTTCTGCCATTTATTTTCTCCGATATTATTACGTTCTTAACTTGTTTTGAGGGAATATTCAACTGTGGATTAGGCCCTCTTTTAGGGGGTACTGTGGTTGTTAATTTTCTAGTCAATGTCATAGTCTAAATCATAAGAATCATCATACTCTACTTCAGGGAATACATCCTTCTTCTTAGTTCCTTTTTTCTTATGAATTTGTTTAATTGTTTTATTCTTAGCAAATGCTTCAAGTTCTGTTAGATCTGACATTGCATCATCTACAGTTGTTATTGTACCATCCCAGTCCCAATCTGGATCTTCAGGATGACCTGTTCTTACAGGTTCTGTTTCAACAACTTGAAACGTATTATCTTTTTTAGAATGATGAGAAAATTTTTCAGTTTTAAGATCTCTAAATTCTCCAGTGATTTTCTCTGTATCATATTCTAACTCATATTCTTTATTGTAAGCTCCACTTGTTGTTTCATATTTTCCTTTTTTAGGTGCTACTTGAATACTTACATCTCCAGTGTCCATTTGATAAACTAAATCTACATCATCTCCACCTTCAAGTGTTCCTCTTTTTATAATTTGTCTCTCGCCGGTAGCAACCGTTTTAGTTACATCGTCACCTTCGTTCCAGAGCTTTTTAACGAGCGACGGGAACCATTCTGGCATGCCTTTAATTTTTTCTACTATTGGACCTGTGTATGCTCCAGATTTTAAAAGTTTTCCAACTTTAAAATACTTTCCAACGATAGGTAATGCTGCAAGAGCAGTTACACCTTTTATGAAAGCTCTTCTACTTGGACTCTTTGGTGATCCTTTATCAAAACCTACGCGGCCGCCTTCAGCTGCAGAAAATTGAGCCATCTCTTCTTGTTCAGCTCTTACGTCTGCTTGTTCTTCTGGCGATAACGCTTCAAATTTTTTCTGTTCTTCCATTGCATATTTACCAAGTTGATAAATACCTTCTGCTCCTAATGTAGCCCAACCAATTGGTGAAGCTATTCGCGCAGCTCTCATTGCCCATTTCAAAGGCATTCCTGCATTTAAAACTCCTCGAACTATACTTCTCATTGCTTGGTTCTGTATTGGTTTAGTTAATTTGTCTGAATGTTTTACAAGTTCTTTTGAAAAAGCTGCTTCAGCTCCTAGCCCTGCTCTGTCTATACCACTTTCTAGATCAACGCCTCCAGTTGCTCCCCAAATAGCTCCAGCTCCTAAAGGAGATAAAATTGATGACGCTGCTTTTCTAGCACCTTTTCTTAAATACTTTAATGGATCGGGTCCGCCTGCAGCGCCCGAGGCTTTTGATATAAATGGTGATGCGACTGCCGCTGCCTCGGGCAACATGCTTCCTGCTTCTGTGCCGTCGGCTGCTAACGCTTCATCAGCTAAAGCAAAACCTGTTCCTGCTAAAGTTCCAAGACCAACCAAAACACCTATCTTACCACCTTTTAATTTTAAATTTTTAAATCTATTTTTAATTATACCTTGAAAAGATTTGTTATCTAGTTTTTTTGATATATCTACAAGAGAATCTCTATCGGCTGGAACTTCAAACGAATAACCATGTTTTTCAAAATGAGCATCGAATAAATCTTTATATTGACTATAAATTTTTTTATTTTTAATTGTTTCAGATGGGGGTTTAAAAGATAATTTTAAACCCTTTACTTTTTTAGCCGGATTATCTTTATTTGCACTTGCTTCAAATAAATCAACTTTTTCATTATAATTTTTTTGTAGTTCTATTCTTTTAGGATCTTTTTTATCTAATTTTACCAACATTTTTTCTAACTTACCTTTGTTTTTATCAATTCCTTTTCCTTTTATTTCCGTGTTAAAATCAGTTCCTAATATTTGTCCAAATATAGCGTAGGGCCCAGAACCTCTTCTCATACTAGTTGTAAGACCAGCAATCTCATCAACGGCTAATATTCCTTTTAATTCAGGAATAATTCTTTGAATTTTGTTTAAAATGTTTTTTCTTAAAGAGGGTAATTTTTGATCAAGTCCCATTAATTTAGTAAAACGATTTTCTAAAATAACTCTAGCTCTTTTTCCTTTTTTTCCACCAAAAATTTTATCTTTAGTAGATACACCAGGCTGATCCAAATATTTATCTGCTAATGTTTTATATTTAGGAATGTCTCTTAATCTTTCTGCAAAATCTACTGATCTAGTTTCTGCTAAAGTCGGATCTAATTTAGTAACTCTACTAATATCAGCAATAGTTGGAAACTTACCTGCTTCTAATTTTGCTATAATTTTTGAATCTTTTAATAGTTTAACAACGTCTTTTTGAACGTTAGTAACTCCGTGGGCTCGTCCTTTTGGGAGCTCTCCATATTTTTCTTCATAAAAAGGCATTACTCTATATTGTTCTTTTAAAGTTGTTTGGAGATACTTTGCAGTGGGTTTTCTTCCATAGTCTTTTTCAAATTCTTTTACATAGTCATCTATTTTTTTTAATCTTGCAGGATCATCACTACGCGTTCCATGTCTAAAATAATCCATCTTTAATGTTTCAACTGGACCTGCTTTCTTAAACCCAACCCTTCCACCTATGTTCATAGCCGGACGCGTAAGATACGCCATCATCTCATTGTATTCGTGAATCTTCATTATAGTTTCAGTATGTTTATCAAGCCGCCG